AAGAAGCGTCGTCTCATCTACGAACAGGCGCTCAAGTACGGGCCAGATGGTCAACTGGTATCGTACTGGCCTGAGCGTTGGCCCATCGAGTCCCTGTTGGGTCTTCTTGAAGATGGTACTGTGTTCTTTGGGGCCTCGTATCAGAACGATCCATCAGGTCTGGCGGGCAAGGCGCTCAAGCGGGAGTGGCTTCACGGCTACGACGTTGAGTCCGAACTTGACATGGCACGCACGGAGAACAAGGTACGACAGGGCACACGTCATGCGGGCCTCGACCCCACGCAGGGCGGTGAGCAGGGCGACGTTGACTTCATGGCTGGGATGGTAGGCGAACGTCTCGGCAATCGTTTGTTCCTCCTCGATTACACCTTGGAGCGCAAGAAGGTGGAGGAGCAGGCCCCGTTCATGGACGCGTGGCTTGAAATCTGGGAGCCGCAGTTCACGATCCTTGAAGAAACCGCGTCGCGAGGTTTCGTGTACGTTGCCCTTACCTCACAGATCAACGATGGCAACGGCACGCGCTTCGCAATCACCGTTGAGAACCCGCAGAACAAGGCAACGAGCATGGGGGCGAAGCTGATCCGCTTCCTGTCTATGGCCGCGCGGTTCCAGACAGGTCAGATCAGATTGCCCGCCAAGCGCAACGCTGATGGTGAATTGGTGATTCTGCCTGAGTGGAACCGATTTATCGATCAGTGGGTGAAGTTCCCGTCCGGTCACGATGACGCTCTTGACGCAGCGTATTGGTGCCAGTACAGTGCATTCAAGACTACTCCGGGTCGGTCGGTATCGAAGGATGCAGCAGGCAACATCGTTGCTTCGCATCAACAGATGGTCGAATCCGAGGATGGCAAGCCGATTGAGACGCCCCCAGCGCCAGTCGTCCTTGATCGGCGTGGTCGTCCAGCCCGCAGGATCGGCCAACCGCACCAACGACAGCGGCGCGGCTTGTTCCACTAGCCCACGGAGACGACACCTGTGAGCATTTTCGATGGCCGCAGTTCCGAGGAACGCGAGTTAGCCGCACTTCGGGCTATGCAAGACTGGGAGCACGTACGGGCCGATATCGATCGGCCTGTAACTGTGTTCGAGGCACCCGGCCCGCACAAGGTTTCGCTTTGGCTCGGCGCGCTTACGCCCGAGGATCGAATCGAGATCAAGTCCGAGGCGCGTCTGTTTCTGCCTGACGGACATTCAGACGGCTCGTGGGAACTTGTAGAACACTTTGTGATTGATTTCACGAAGCCGCGCTCAGACCAGAGCCATCTGCTGACCGTAAACGGGAATCAGCTCGGCCAGTTGAAGCTGGTCACTGTGAAGACCGATGACGGGCCGTGGGTGTCTCGCATTACGATTGCGCACAAGAGGGGTACGCCGAAGGCCATCCCCTTCATCGTGTACTAAGAGGTAGGAGCGCGTCATGCTGATCAGCGGTTCGGGACTCACGCCGTTCGTGGAAACGGTGAGCCAAGTTACGTACCCGTCATCGCTGGGCGTGAACGACAGCGGCGGGTCAGTGCGCGACGGGAACTTCCGTCGATTCGGGCAGAACAACAAGCTCGGCCGCGAGATGCCCGACGAAATGTACGACAAGGCCGTTAAGGCCAGCTTCCTCGCGTATCGTATCAACCCGATGGCGAAGCGCATCATCGACATGAAGGTTAACTTCACGTTGGGTAGTGGGCTGACGATCGCATCGAACAACCCACGCGCGCTCAAGGTGCTGCTGAACTGGTGGAATGACCCGTACAACAACTGGCCGTACAAGATTTACCACCGCTACCGTGACCTGATCATCTACGGCGAGTGGCTTCAGCAGCCGGTCATCGGTGTTGGCGACGACAACCGCAAGATGGTGTTCATCCGCGACCTTCAGCCCGACTCGATCAAGGGTGGGATTCCTGACTCGGCCAACCACAGCGAGGTCGATCAGGTCGTCTTCCGTGAGATCGTTGACTCGTCCGGTAAGCCGCAGAAGGATGTGCAGGTTCCTGTCATCCGACGCCGCCTTGCAGTCGGGTCAGATGAGGTCATGCGCCTCGGCCCGTTCACCGGTGACGTGTTCTACTTCGGAATCAACAAGACCACGGATGCTGTGCGTGGCGTTGGTGAGCTGTTTACCCTGATCGACTATCTCGACCTGTACGATGAGGTGCTGTTCGGCAGGGCTGAGAAGATCATTGCCATGTCCAGCATCTACTACGACCTGTCGCTGGA